TTTCTTTATAAAAGGGGTCACAAATTGTGGCCCCTTTTTTTGATTTATCTTTGTCAAAAGCGTACCTATGATAGAATCGGTCAGAAGCACGGTATTATCTATTCTCAATAAGAACAATTTCGGCTATATATCTCCCGCAGATTTTAATCTGTACGCTAAACAAGCGCAGTTGGAGATATTCGATGAGTACTTTAACGATTATAATTACCAAATTAATAAAGAGAATGTTCGCCAGTCAGGAACGGGCTACGCTGATGTGTTGCGCTCTTTAGAGGAGGTTATCGATGGGTTCTCTACGATTGTGAATTTTACCACAAACTCATTTGCCCTTCCCTCTGATTATTATTTAATCAATAAGATACTTCCTACGGGTAGCAACTATGAATTAGAGCAGGTATCTAACTCTAAGATTAACTTGCTGTTGGCGTCATCTCTTACGGCTCCTACGACTGGCTTCCCCGCTTTTGTTCAAAACGGAAATACAGCTACAGCGTATCCCTCGACTATCACGTCAGGTACCATTCAGTATATCCGCTATCCTTACGACCCTAAATGGACGTATATTAGTTTAGTTGCTGGAGAGCCTGTATTTGACCAAGCTCAAGCCGACTACCAGGATTTTGAATTGCCTTCTGACGATGAGCCTCGCTTAGTAAATAAAATTTTGCAGTACGCAGGGGTTTCTATCCGTGAGATTGATGTGGTAAATTACGCGGTAAGTCAAGAACAAATCGCCGACCAGCAAAGCAAGTAATATGGCATACCTTACTCAGTATCAATACTACGAAAACGCAGGGGCTTCTCCAGAGGATGCCAATTGGGGGTCGTATCAATATGTCAGCTTACGAGATATCGTGACCAACTACCAGCTTATGTATAGCGGTAATAACGAGTTGGTAAACGAGAAGTCTCGCTATAAGATTCTATTTCACGCTAAGAGGGCCATACAGGAGCTTAACTACGATGCGTTCAAAGAGATTAAGGTCTTACAGCTTAACATATCTGAGGACCTCCGCTTTATCCTTCCTAGCGATTATGTAAACTGGGTTAGGGTGTCTTTGTTTAGAAATGGAACGGTATTCCCTTTGACGGAGAATATCCAAATTACTAGCGCACAGGCGTACCTGCAAGACTCAAGTAATAGGATTCTTTTTGACGAGACAGGAGCCGCTTTAAAGCCAGAGTTCTCACCTATTGATACCGAAAGGCTTAACAGCACTTTAAGGTCTATGTACATCAATGAGAACAGCCCTTACGACGGGAACGAAGGCTGGTGTATCGATGGCTTGTGGTATTTTGATTTTCCAATTGGAGGCGCTGCGTTTGGTCTAAACACTGAAACCGCTAATGCCAATCCTACATTCCGTATCGACCCCAAGGCGGGCGTTATAAACTTTAGCTCGGCTATGTCTGGTCAGAGCTGTATACTAGAATACGTTAGCGATGGTATGGAGGGGGGCGATGACTCGTTGATTACGGTCAATAAGTTGTTTGAGGACTTTATTTACTCGTATATCTCCTATGCTATTCTTAACTCTAAGATGGGAACCCAAGAGTATGTAGTTAATCGATATCGAAAATCTAAGACCGCTCTTTTACGAAATGCAAAAATCCGCATTAGTAATATCCATCCTGGCCGACTATTGATGAACTTGCGCGGTCAGAATAAGTGGATTAAATAATGGGAAACGTCAGAAGGAACTTTATTAAGGGGCGTATGAACAAGAGCGTCGATGAACGCCTTGTACCCAATGGAGAATATATCGATGCCTTAAACGTCAGACTAGGCTCTACGGAAGGCTCGGAGATAGGTTCTGTAGAGAACTCTAAAGGAAATACCCGCTTGACCACCCTACAATATCAAGGGGTAGATTTAAGTGATTCAGCTCGATGTCTTGGAGCGTTTGAAGATGGCGTTAACGAAACTATATACTGGTTTATTCACGACTCTGCCAATACAGCCTCCGCAACTGGGGTTGTTGATATAATAGCGTCGTTTAGAACGACGGACGAGGTATTGACCTATCACGTTATCAGCACATCTGTCCTCAATTTTAACCCTACGTTTTTAATAACGGGTGTCAATAAGGCAGAGGACCTGCTGTTTTTTACGGACGATTACAATCCGCCTCGTAAAATTAACGTAGTTGAAAACTACCCTCAGCCTATATCTGCAACTGACGTTGACCAAATTACCAATGACGATATCAACGTTATTAAAAAACCGCCAACCGCAGCTCCTACGCTGACGCTTATCGATATACCTGGAGAGGAGGATTATTTAGAATCTCATTTCGTGTCGTTTTCATACCGATATAAGTATGTCAATAACGACTATAGCGCGTTGTCTCAGTTTACCGACGTAGCTTTTGAGAGTAGCCCCTTTAGCTTAGACCCCGCTACCAACTTTAATACTGGTATGCTTAACCGCTACAACACAGCTGTTGTGGGTATTAATACAGGAGGTGAAGATGTAGTGGGTATTGACCTTTGTTTTAAGCTTGGTACAGACTCTACAGTTCGGGTCATACAGAAGTATATAAAAAGCGAAGAAGGCTGGCCTAATAACGTCGTTCAGACGGTCAACTTTACGAATCAGAAAATCTACACCTTACTGCCTCAATCAGAGATAGCAAGGCTTTACGATAACGTACCGCTTAAGGCGCAGGCTCAAACTATTATGGGCAACCGCCTGATGTACGGGAACTATGTCGATGGATATGATTTGACAATTGCATCGGGTGCTCGTATAGATACCAACTACAGCGCTGAGGTGGTATCAGAGAACCTATCGGTATTTCAAGCGGCTGGAGATGTGGCTAGTCAGAGTTACAGTATTGACCAAAGCGCTACGCCAAGTACTACGGGTAAAGCCGTAATTGATTTTGCCACAGCTCCTGACTTAGTTCAGGGAGGTGTCTTTGGCTTTTCATTTACCGTTACTCACGCTTCTTTTTCTGGCTCTGGCACAGGCTCTGCGGGCCTACCTAACCACCCTACGTTTACCATATCTTTCGTATATACCCTTCCTCAAGCATACGGCAGTGTTTATGAGATGGTTACCAGTCCTGAGTTCCAATCTCAACTGGGAGCTAACGGGTCAGGTACGTACCAGTCTTTAGCGAACTGTGCTGACGGAAGTACGTTTACCGATGTATTCAATTGTTCTTTAATTGCACCATCTGGATATACAACTGTAAACTCAGGTATAACGGCGCTTTCTCAAGGGGTCTTTATAGATGTTGACCCGCTTTTAACTGATGAGTTTGGAGTGAGCATACTGGGCGTTCAGTACAACAACACTTTAGAGGGGGAAAATCAATACTTTGAGTATTTCAATGTCAGTAATGTTTCGTATTCTTTACAGCTACAGTCTTCTAATAAAAGCCTTCATAGTAACCGAGACTACGAGGTAGGCGTTGTCTATATGGATGAATATAAAAGGGCTACGACTGCTTTAACGAGCAATCAAAACGCTGTCTTTATTCCGCCTGTCAATAGTAACGATATCAATAAGATACAGGTTACTATCCCCACCAATATGACTGCCCCAAGCTGGGCAAAGACATACAAGTTTGTTCTTAAGCAATCTAAGGGCGCTTACGAAACTATATACTCTAACCTATACTACTACGACCCTAGCACAACGTCTTATTGGTTTAGGCTTATCGGTCAAGACCAAGCTCTTGTAGAGGCTGGAACAGAGCTTATTGTTAAGCGAGATTCTACTGGAATTTTAAATTCAGAAACAAAAGCCGTTGTATTAGACAAGGTTTCTCAACCTACTAATTTTCTTCATCTTCTTCAAAGTTCATCTGATATACTTGAGGTACCAGGACTTTATATGAGGCTTCGTGCCGAAGGGTTTAGTATTGACACAACGGTGTCTAGCTATTCCGTTGCAGGTGAAATAACTTCAAGTCTGACCGATGGGAGTGGGCAGCCAAATTCCACACAAACAGAGACTAATATTTATCATTATTCTTGCGTAAACTACCCGTGTTTTCAGAATGACGGAACGCAAAACATTAGAGTCGCAATTCCATCAGGGTCACTTGTTACTATAAAGATTAAATTTAATAGACAAGCACAAATAACCACTTGCGCCGTACCTAGTGATGTTGGAGCTTCTTTATGCCGAGTAACAAAAACAATTGCAGCTAGCCAAGATTATTCCGACATTCAAGCGTTTTGGGACGGAGAGGGATTAGGCCCAGTAATTATTAACGCGATGGACTGTTCAGTGGATTGCCAATACACTGGAGGACCAAATACAAATACATACTATCCAGGTTCTTATTCAGTAGCAGCTAACACGGGAAGTACTATAATTCCGTTTGTGCCTAATAATAATCAAATTTTCTTTTACACTATTAGCAATGACTCAGCGCTGCCCGTATCTCAGCAAAGGTTATACTTAAGATGTCAAAATGGAAGTCCTGGAAATTCTGTTCCATTTAATGACCGACCCTCAATAACTAAAGTAAATATAACGATACAAGAACCTGGAAGTTTTATTGTTTTTGAGACTGAGCCAGCGGAAGTAGCTGACGATATCTTCTATGAGGGAAGCGAAAACTATGCTATTACAAATGGATACCACCAAGGTAACGTCACCAACCAAGACGCTACGACAGAGGGTGTAGTGGACCTGAACTTCTTTAACTGTTATGCTTTTGGTAACGGTGTAGAGAGTTATAAAATTGAGGACTCAGCCGTAGGCGAGTCGTTCCAGTTAGGAGACCGCGCTGTGCTGGTTTCTGCTCAGGACTTTAAAGAGGCCGACCGCTTTGCTGACATCACTTATAGCGGCATATACAACGACGAGAGCAACGTAAATAAGCTCAACGAGTTCAACCTAGGGCTTCTTAATTTCAAGCCTTTAGA